TGCTGGCCGACATCGGGAGGTCGCGCGCATGATCGCCGCAACAGTGGCAGCCGCCGCAATCGCCGCGGCATGCATCACCCATCAGCCAGGCGCGCAGACGGCCAAGGGCCAGGAATGCCGCGCCGAATCGGCCGCCGTCGAGGTGCCCAGCACCAGCCAGTTGATCGCCGGCGCGGCTGGACTTGTCCTGCTGGCGGCCTTCCGCCGTCGCCGCACCGAGCTGCGACGCCTGCCTGTTCCGGCCGGCCGTGATAGGCCCTCGCGCTGGCAGCTTCGGGTGCGATGATCTGCATCGGCTATCATGTGCGCGCGACGTCAACCGTTGCGACTCATGCGATGCTTCAGCCCCCGTTACCGCAAGGTCTCGGGGGCTTTTTTCATGCCGCAGCGTCAGCGATCAGCGCCTGCACGCGCGCGCGCTCTTCGGACCACGTCAGGCCCTCGGCCTTGAGGTGGCCGTAGAACCACTCCAGGCTGTCGCCAACGAGATCAACGTCTGCCGCCTCGTATGGCAGCACCTCAAGGCGCCAGTCCTTGCCGGCCAGGATGTTCCCATCCCATTCACCGGTGCGCGTGTGCAGCGCTGGCGAGGCGGCCCCTGCCGGATCTGCATAGCTGGGCTCGACCCAGGCCACGCCGCCGGCAGACTTGAAGACGAACGCAGCCGGCCGGATGACGGGCGAGTCATCGCCTTGCATGGTGATGATGATCACCGCCCCTTCCAGGGCGTCAACGTCGCGCACGGTGCTTTGCCTTTGTGATGATGACCTCGTCGAGCCTGCGACCATCCGGCCAGCTCTTGTATCCGCGCGACTGCATCCAGTTGATCGCGTCCTTCACCTCGGCCTCGCTCGACAGAACGATGCGGTCGAGATCGTCAAAGATCGACAAACCGCCCTTGAAGATCGTCTCGTTCGAAGACGCTCCCCCGCTGCCGTAGGCCGTGGCCTTCAGAGAGTTGACATCGTAACCCCGGCGCGCGGTTTCCACCGTGTTGCCAGTGGTGCGGCCAAACATATCGCCTTCGTAGGTGATGGCGTCCATGCGCCGCAGCACCGACGGGCGCCAGTAGAGCCCGGTGCCCTCGGCCACCTGTTTCGTACCAAGGCGCGTGAAGTGATAGTCACCACCCCCGCTGGCCAGGTCGGACGACACAGAGGATCCAGACAATGGCAACCCGCGGCGCACGCGATCTGTGAGGCTTGCGAACATGCCGCCGCCGTCGACGATGGTCTTCAGCCGCTCGAACACGCCAGAGCCAGCATCCCAGCCAAGGCCCTGCGGGTTGTGATAGACCACATGCGTGCGGCCGAGCTGCTCCATGTCCTGGGCCGACAGGTCCGGGCGCAGTTGGTAGGCGCGGCCGTGGCCGAAAGCCTGGCGCACGCCGTCGACATTGCGCCAGCCGTTCGACGCATCGATGTCCACGCCGGTGGCTGAGCGCAGCATGTTCAGCTTGAGCTGCAGGGATTCCTCGGTGCGGTCGGCGATGGCCTCGAACTGCCGCAGCTTCTGCAGGTCGCGCAGCAGTGCGATGCGCGCATAGGCGTTCAGGTACAGGTGCTGGCGGTCCAGCGCGGTCGCGCGCACCGACTGCAGCCCCATGTCGGTCATTGAGCCGAACACGCGCGAGGTCGCGTCAACACCGCGCCCGGGTACGTCGATCTTCACCACGCCCTGCATCGCCCATGCGACGCCGCTGTCGTGCGGGAAGTAGGTCACGCGGGTGCCGTCGGGAAGTTCCGCCTCGTAGCGCACAGAGGTGCCCGACACACTGGCCCGGCCGCCGTCCAGCTTGGCGAAGCTGCGCTCGAATATGGCCGTCTCGAATTCGTAGGCGCCGGTGACCTTCTTCCAGCGGATGGCGCCGGCATCGTCGCCGCCCACCTTCGGCTTGATCTTCAGCTCGAAGGCGTCGGGTATCTTGGCGGAATCGAACTGCGGCAGCGCGATCGCCTTGCGGCCGGCCTGGGCGTCGGGCAAAACACGCGCCAGCTCGTCGCGCCAGCGCTGGAGCGCTGCGATCTGCTCGGCGATCGCGTCGCCGTTCAGCGAGGTGGCAACGGCCTTCTGCAGTTGCGCGATGCTGCTGTCGGTGGTGAAGATGGCGCTCTTGATCCTGGCGACGACCTTGGCATCCAGCGGGTCGCCCTTCGACGCCCGGAAGTTGATCGACTTGACGGCTTCGAGGATGGCCTGCCGCGTCTCACCGAGGGCGATCGTCGGCACCTCGCCCGCTGTCAGTGCCAGGGATTCACGCAGCGCAGCGGAAGCCTGCGGGCGCAGCTTGAAAAATCCCCGCGTGGTGTCGCTGCCGTCGGCCCGCTTCAGCGTGTGCACGAGAACCATGTTGTCCTCGATCTGGTCGCTGTCGGTGGCAAAGCCGTAGCCGTTAACGCGCGATTGCTCGACGAACTCCTGTTCTCCAGGGGTCACGCGAGCACTGGCCGGCGGGGCCGCCTGTGCACCCTGCTGCCGAGCCTTCACGCGCTCGGCTGCGGCCGGGTATCGCTTGGCCAGGTCGCGCTGTCTGGCCAGCAGCAGATCCGCCAGCGCCGAACGATCGTCAGCATCGCGCGGGCCGAACTTGTCCACCATGGCGCGGATGTCGGCCTCGCGCACGGCCAGCACCTTCTCAACGCCGCGCTCCATGTCGGCCTGGCTGATGTTGCCAAACACCGCCCGCGCCTGGCTGTTCGTGCCGTCTCGCAGGCTGTCGATCTCGCTGACGCTGCGGCCGAAGGCCTGTCCCTTGAGCCCTCCCATTGCGCGATAGCGCAGGCTGCCGCCGACGTCGATGCGCAGCGCACGGCCGCCCACCAAAACGGTGTTGTCGAAGTTCATCCCAACGACGTCCCAGTTCGCCAGCCACGCATCGACGGCAAAGCCATCGAGAACTGATTGCGTGGCGGCCAGGGTTTTGGCGTCGACTTCGGTTATTCCGTCCACGATCCTCGATGCCAGCGCCGGGCGGCCGTTGATCGTGATGGCGTGCAGTTCTGGGGCTTCCACTCCGGCCAGGTTGTAAAGGCGACCGGCCAGCACCTCATTCAATACGCCGTCCTCGCTGCCGTTGAACTTCACCATCCACTTCGTGCCGGTGCTGGTGTCCTGATAGATGGCTCCCTCTGTGGCGCCCTTTCCTTTGCGTCCGACGACGACCATTGTGGACGGATCTGGCGGCGCCGGGTCTGGCGTGAGCGCCGATGCCGACAGGCTGGACTGTGGCCCAGGCTTCGGCCCGTTCTTGAGGTATGCCAAAGCGTCATTGACGTAGGCTTTCAGCGCAAGCCCATCAGCAGTGTCCGCGGCATATTCGTCGACCAGGCTCTTGAGCGTCTGCAGTTCGTCCAGATCGCCGGCGAGAAGCGCCTTCTCGGCATCGTCGGCCCATGTTGCGCCGCCCTTGATCTTCGGCTTCGTCGGCGGCACGCCGCTGGCGGCCTTGGCCGCGGCCTCTGCGGCGGCCTTCGCCTGGGCAGCCTTGGCCGCTTCGATCTTGGCCTTCTCGGCTTCGATCTTGGCCAGGAATGCATCCGCCTCGGCCTCGGGCAGTGACAGGAAGGCTTTCACGCCGGCAGGCGGCGGGTTTTTGCCTTCGATGATGGCTTTCTTGTACGTGCTCAGGCCCTGCGACTGCACGGCCTTTGCCTTCAGCTCGGCGGCTTTGGTGTTGATACTGGCCAGCTTATCCGTAGGCTTGGCCTCCAACCATTCGCCCGACTTCTTGAGCTCGGCCAGCGCCTTGACCTTGTACTGCGCGCCGACGCCGAGGGCGTCCTTCGATCCCTTGGCGATCGCGTCGATCTGCTGCTGTGCGGCAAGCTGCGTGGACTTCTCCGCGGCCACGGCCTGGGCACGCGCGAGCGCTGCCTTTGCCTGCGCAGCCGCGGCCTCTGCCTGGGCGGCCTTCGCTGCGGCGTTCGCCGAGTCGGCGAGCTCTGCGTCCTTGCGCTTCTTGGCCTTGGCCGCCGCGGCGCGCATGTCAGGCGGGAGCTGTTCGACCTTCTCTTTCAGGATCTGCTTTTGCTTCCATGCCCACGATTCGCCAGCGTTGTGCGCGAATCCGGGGTCTATGCCCTTCGGGATCATCAGCGTCTCGCCGGTGCGCGGGTTCGTCCACTCGACGTTGCCGTCTGATGGCGGGTCGATCGAAACCTGAAGGCCCAGGGCCTCGGCTTCTTCGCGCGAAAGCTGGATGACCCCGCACCGGCAGTTGTACCCGTTGGGCGGATAGTGGGTGAGCCACCAATTCGAGGTGACAGGCGCGACGCGCTGATCCCAGGATGCGTGCAGCGGCCTGGTGCGGTCGTCGTCGACGGCGTCATACATCAGCAGCGGGGCCGTGTCGGCGTTGGCGACGATCTCCTGCCAGGCGCCGGCGGCATAGGCCGTCTGCATGTTGGTGCGGAAGATCGTCTCCAGGCGCCACGGGCTGCCGAGCTGGGCAACGATGGTCTGCCCGGTCAGTGGGTCGAGCACCTCTTTGCGGCCCCACCAGCCGCCCGACTGCAGGATCGGCGTGATCTGGTCGGCCCACACCTTGAAGCTGGTGCCGTTGGCCATGGCCGCATCAAGCGATGCGCGCACCTGGCCCAGCAAGTCGACGTCCATCATCTTGGCGACGGTGAAGGCGTGATCGTGCGCCTCGTCCATCATGTCGGCATAGCTGAAGGATGGCTTCAGGCCCTTGGCCTTGAAATAGTTGATTGCCTGCGCCGGGGGGACGTTGAAGGCGTCCGCGGTCGGGATCTCCAGAAACTCGATGATGCTGGCGGGGTCGGCGGGAAGCGCTCGCACCAGATCTGCCAGCGCTTCCTCGAAGTCGGCCAGGTGCTGCGCCTGCTCGACGAGGCGCACGAAGTCGATGCGGCCCAGGCGCACGGTCACGCGCGCCGCTGCATCCGCAGGGCGCCCATCATCCTGGCGAAGAATCCGCCGCGCTGCATTGCCTGCACGGCCTCGGGCGCTGGGTCTTCCTCCAGCAGCTCGGCCAGGCGCTGGCGGAACACCTCTGGGTCTCCGGCCTCCTCGGCGAACTGCAGGATCTTGCCAACCCGCCGGCCCATGATCGTCTCGTACTGCTCAGCGAATGCCACAGCAGCATCGAGCAGCGCCTGCTGATCTCCGCGCCGCGCAGCGCGCAGGGCCTGCAGTGCAGCCGATTCGCCCTCGGCGAACTGCGCCGGCTGCTGGCCGGGCTGCTGGCCAGGGATCAGCCCACCGGCAGGCATGGCGGAAGCCTGTTTCTTGCGCCACCCGGGACCGTAGGTTTCGAGGATGTAGCTTTCCTCGGGCTCGTATCCCAGAGCCGAGATCTTTGAGTCACGCTCGGCGCGAAGCGCCAGATCCTCGGCGGGCTCGGTGTGCCGGTAGACCTTCGGCGGCACGGCGCCTGGGAAGTTGAAGTCAGTCCACCACCTGACCGGCCCAGCGTTGAAGCTGCCGCAAAGAAGATCCGCGTCAGCTTCGACGATCTTCTGGGCGACGCCTTGCTGCGTTTTGTCGCTGCCCAGGCGGCCGGGCGTGCCCTGCGTGGTGGCCGTCTGCCCGATGATGATCTTCGCAATGGCCGCGTCCATCGCGTCTTGCATGGTTTTGTAATCGGCCGCGCCGCTGCGTGCGGCCTCCAGCAGCTCGACCACAGGTCCCGTCGGTGTGTCCTCGGGCACCACCACGCCGGCATCCGTGGCGATCCTGCGCAGCATGGCCACCGCGTTGCCGACCTGCTTGGATGCGTCGGCGTCACCGCGGGCTGCGGCTTGCAGCGTGCCCTGGGGCAGCTTGGCCACCGCCGTGGGCATGCCAAACTTCTCCAAGAAGATCAGCCAAAACTTAATGTCGTTGCGCTTGAAGAAGACCGGCCAGTAGAGCTGATGCGCGAGGCCCAGCCCATACTGCTCGTCGTGGTGATCGGCGCCCGCGCGGGTGACCCAGAACTTGCGCTCGGGCATCTGCACGAATCCGCTGCCACTCGTCCACAGGTGCACACCGCCGTCGCGGTCGAACCTGAAGCGGGCGCGATCGCGAACTTTGATCTTGTCGAAAACGACGCGGCCTTTCGCCACGTCCGGGCGCCACATCACTTCGGCCACACCCCAACCGTAGAACACCGAAAACAAGGCCTTGTCGGTGATGTCGTCCCATTCGAGCGCAGCGAGGTCTTCTTCGAGTGCAGCGGCGGCGGCCTTGCTCAGTGGGTCATCCGCGCCTGGCTCGATGA